AAGGCCTTTAGTTTATTAGAATGTTCTGCGTATACACGCTCTATAGTGGTACCTGATGATAGGGTAAAGGCATCATCAGTAAGGGCTAACTTTTTAACCTTCTCTGTCTTTGGTACACGCACACCTTCTTTATTAATCCTTGTTTTGCCACTAGGCTCATACATACGCCTACCAGTAGCGGGGTCAATAGGCCCGCCTTTTGGTACAGTTCTAATCTTACGATCAGGTATCCTCTCTTTAGACCCAGCTCTTGAGATTAATGTAGATGCACCGGCTCTACTCTTCCCTTGATACTCCCTTTTAAGCTGAGCTATGTTATTATCAAGTGCTGATTGCTTATAGTCCAACTTATGTTTCTCTGAATCGATGATTACCATAGAATGACGTACTGCTCTAGCCAGCTCTTCGTGATTAGCTTTACGAATCGTCATGTCTGTAATTAAATTAGAAACATTACCCATCTCTCGCTGCTTGACATCACTTGAAATTACCTTCATTCCAGGGTATTCTCTATACTGTGTCCTAGGATTAAAGTTTTTTAACCCTTCAAGTGCTGGCGAAGTTTTAATTTTACCCTTACCATTGGGAATTACAAGTACTGTATCTCCATCAAAGTCAGCACCAGATAATCTTTCAGCAACATTTGGATGAATACCAATAGCATCTTCAGCATTACCAATAAGCTTAATTGAATCACGGTGTTTATTGTTAACTTTTAATGTTGGAATTTCAAAAGTTCCACCATGAGGGTAGCGAATAAGAGATACTGTTTCTCCGTTGTCATATTGTGGTGCATAAACATGACTCGGAGATAATGTTTCAATTGGAAGAATTGCATGCCATGCTTGACGAGGAAGTTTTGCCGCATCAAGCCGAACAGCGGATGAATCCGTAGAATCAGCAAAGGTTTCTAAAAGCTTTTTCTTTACTGTCGGATTTGTTAATTTCGAAATTTGATCATATTCCATCTTTCGTTTTTCATAAGTCATCTTCAACTGATCTTCAGCAAGCTTGGTTGGCTGCTTAGATAAGACTTGCGAGGATATAGTCTTCTTCCAATCTTTCCAATCCCCTTGTTCATTAACAATATTCATAGCTGATGTCACATTATCTTTATCATCTTTAATTTGTCGACGAACCGACACAAAGGGATTATCACTTAATGGTTTAAGAGCGTCGAGTTTGTTCGGTGTCTTTGCCTGTTCTTTGTTTGTGTTAAATAAGAGATCTGTCCCCGAAGGAAGATCATCTTTATACATCGCCATGCCCTTGAGATAATGATTATCTCCAACTTGGACACGAACTTGAGCATATCTAGATTGTCCTAGTTCAATATCTTTAATTCCAGGACGAACATAAATAACACCATCAGCTAGATCACCACCATCTTCTTTAAATCTTACACTAACCCGTTTTGGGTCGATGGATATAGGTGTTTTAAATCCACCGGTCGTTTCTCCACCATCGTCGCTATACTCATCAATAAGTCTAGTATTATATCGATTCATCCATGCTTCTTTTTGTGTCACTCCCGGCATGGCAAGAACTTTAAATTTAGTATCAAGGCCTGTGCCTAACTGCTCTTCATTAAATGTATGTGTTGTATATCCCTTTTCTTTAACCACAGCAACCGAAGCAGCGAGCCGTTCTTTACTGATTCCAAGATAATTTTCAACTCCACTACCAATATCAATTTGCTTCTTTTCTTTGACTTGTTCTTCTAACATCTTGGATGTAGTTTCGATAACGCTTGCTTTTTCTTTTACTCCAGGCGCAAGTAATGCTCTTACTGAAGATTCTCCAGCAAGATCCATTTGCTTAGCAATGGCAGAATATGACATTCCTTTTGCTCTTAGTTTCTCAGCCTCATTGATCTTCTTCTGACGATTCTCTGACTTGGAGATTTGAAGTTTTGCTCTTAATTGTGTTGTTGATCCAAGATTAAGACCTTCAACAATCTCTTTGTCAGTCATACCATTCTTCTTTAAATATGCGTAATGATCAGCAAAACTCATACTATTATGAAGATCTCCTGCTCCTCCAGAACCCCATGGGTACCTTCCAGAATGACGAGGAGTACCATAATGAGATAAATAGTCACTTTCATCAATATACATAAACACACCTCCCTAGTTGTTAGAGAAACGGTTAGAAAAACTCAACAATCCTTGGGGTATACGGAACAGCAGGATCCGAAAAATCTACCACCGAAACAATTCTAGGGGTAAAGACCTCGGCTGTATGTGATGCATTAGATGTCTTTAACATCGATCTATACTCCATATCATCATCCGGATTGAATGAGGTAGACACATACACTTTTAGATTAGATCCGGTTCTAGGAATATTTACATCCTCATTGCTGCCACTATCAAGTAACGGCGATGTGGCTGTTGATGCCGCATTGCTAATACGAAGAGTCCCAGCATACATAATAGTTTGGGAAGTTACACTCCAATCATTATCATCCCAATACAAATACGATCCATTGAGGAGTGTGTTTGATGTAGCCGTTGTTGATAAATATCCAGCTTTGGTGGCATCATGAAACACGCCTTTAGTTGGCGATCCGGATTGAATAATTACCAAACACGCATCAGAAAGACTAAATGTCACAGCACCACTATTCGTTCTATAATGAACAGAATATGTTTTTACCGAACCAGCCATCGAAAGTGCAGTAGATCTCATCCTTGTGGGTGTTGTGGTGGATGTTGATATAGCTGCTGCATCCGTAGTTGAATCAGTAACATTTCTTAATTGAGCAAAACCAAAGAAGCCACCCGAGTTAACTTGGCCTGTAGCTTCTAGATAAACACTATATGTTCCATCCCATTGGGTTGGATCGAATTCAACATAACACGAACGAGTAGCTTCAATGAGTGATGTTGATGTTGTTCCTGATGCCCCCGCAGTAAGAGGGATGTAATATTCTTTCTTAGTTATAGTGCCAGTTTGTTTAATAATCAATTTTGCATTGTAAATACTAGTGGTGCCGGAGCTAGCTTTGATTCTTACCCCATAATCAGTGGCATTAGTCAAAGCAGAAAGAATGTCTCCACTTCTAATTCGAGTTTGGGAAGTAGCTGTGGTCTGAACTTCTGACCCAGTAACATTGGCACTACCGGCTGCATTTGACAATATAGCAGATGCTGTAGCTCCGGCACTGTTTGATAGCACAGCCTCGAAATATACTTCTACAGTTCCGTCCCAATTCGCTGATGTGTATAACCATAAAGACCGGAAAGATGTTGGAAAGACATATGAGGTGGACGTTGTAGTACTGGAACTATCTACATGAAACAACGACTTTGTGGTAACAACTGATGCCATTTAACACCTCTCATGTAGTAAAGATCAACTCTATATATAGCCCCTTTGCGCCGGTTCCGGCAGCATCTACGTCGATGTAAATATGATCTCCAGTTTCAACGTCATCATTACTTACATCGACAACTGAAGAGACCGATGAATCGAAAGAATCATATTCACCGGCATCAATTTGTAATCTTGTACTGAGCATATCTGCATTAGTACGACTAGTGGCGTCAATACGACGAGACCGCCTAATTTGGATAGTTAAAACACCAGAAGATGATACAGTAGCCAAACTTCCACTAACCGAAGTCAGAACGGCCCCATTCAAGTGCGTTGGAATTCTAAATAAAGCTTTTCCATCGCCTGTGGTTAGAGCAGTACCCGTTGGGTCGGAAATCAAAACACCAACCGGCCCAGTACCTGGAGGTCCTTCAGGACCCTCTGGTCCTGCAGACACTGGTGGATGTATATCAAAAGCATAATCATTTGAATCGGTCAAATATACGCCAGTATTAAAATCTAAACTAACAGGAAGAGTAACATAAGTTCCACTATCAATAGGAAAAGCAACCGTCTGGTATCTAAGCGGAAAGGTATCGTAAATATTTATTAACGATCCAATGGGTATGGATAATAAATCATCCTCAGCATTAACGGAATCATTTGTTGTTTTATGTACATAGATTTCTGTTACTGATTCATATACAGTTATGTGATTAAATAGAAAATGCCCAGTCGTTGGGGGAGTAGTTGTTGTGTTACTAAAAACATACTCTAAAAATGTTGATAATGGAGGTATAAATGATCCTGGAGGTCCTTCTTCTCCTTGTGGACCTTCTGGGCCTTCTGGACCTGTTGGTCCCGTTGGTCCCGTTGGTCCCGTTGACCCAGGCGGACCAGTTGGTCCGGTTGGTCCGACTGGACCTTGCTCTCCATCTACTCCTCTAAAGAAAACTCCAACTCTAACTCTTTGCGCACTTATAAGCGGAAATGATGGGTCATCAATAGAAACAAAGGAAACTGGAATACTCCAATAAGTCGTATTATTTACAGCTACTCCAGTAGATTCAAATCGAAGTCTACGAAATGCCTCATCTTTATCTTGAACTATAATCTCAATACCGTCTTCGATATAGGCCATTCCAAGCGCTGGATCAATTCCATCTGCAGTAAGGGGATGGAAATATAAAGTAGTAATACTCGCAAGCGTGCTATTGTTAAATCTAATCTGACCATTAGAGGGTGGAGTAGTAGTGCTATTGTTGTATGTATATTCCCAAATATTTACAGATACACCCGGCGGTCCCTCTTCACCCGTTGCTCCAGTTGCTCCAGTTGGTCCTGTGGGGCCGGTCGGTCCTGTGGGACCCGTTGGACCAGGTACTGTCGAATCAGCTCCTGGTGGACCCTCTGGTCCTTCTGGTCCTTCTGGACCTGGAACTAGTGAATCAGCGCCTGGTGGACCCTCTGGTCCTTCTGGTCCTTCTGGACCAACTGGACCTTCTGGTCCCTCTGGACCCTCTGGTCCTGGAACAGTTGAGTCAGCCCCTGGAGGACCTTCTGGTCCTTCTGGTCCTTCTGGACCTGGAACCATTGAATCGGCTCCTGGTGGACCAGGGGGGCCCATAGCACCCGTATAGACATCCACGTTAGCTACTTCTTGAGAAGTAACCTCAACAGTAAAACCCGTTCCAAAATCTATAATTTCGATAGTGGTCATGGCTCTACATCCGTAACATCGGGCGTTATTAAAACTTTTCCAGCCACATAGGTTGTAACTATCAACTCTGTCGTAATATCCTGAACTACTTCAAGATCCCAAAATCCCTTTTTCTCAGGCCAAGAATTAGCTGGGTCATCCCAATACTCAGAATGAAGAACAACGTTAATCATATTTGTCAGTACTATATACGCATCAAGTGTAACTAATGTTACTCCAAGTGGTTTTGGTTTGTCTCTAATTTGACAATTAACTGCGAAATCAGGCGTTGAAATATCAATAGGAATGGTTTTAGCTTCATCTTCCCACAGAAAGAAAGACCATGAATGAGTATCCCCTCTATATAACTTAAGGTCGAACTCACCCGGAGTCATCGGGGGATCGATTCGATAGCCCAGCCACCTTTTTGATTATACCAAAGATGCACTACTTTATCAACGTCTCTACTATCAGCAAAAACATGCATAGCTCCATTATACTCTGGAATTACATCTACCTTACCGTTTGGATCACAACCACCTACCAATGACTCAGCGAGCCACTTTCTTACTGCTGGATCATAGAATTGATGTCTGAGATCACCCGCGTCATCAATCTCAAAACGATGTAATTGGTTATAAATACCAACAACACGATGCGACTGTGCTTGATATGCGTTTGAAACTGTTGTGTGTTGATTAACAGACGCAATAATCTCGTCTTTTGCAGCCATAAGTTCTTCCTCCTCAGTTGAATTTGACGGAGCAAATACAGGACGACCATACCCGGCAATATACCTGGTTCTGTGTTGACGCATTACTTTTCCACCGGTTCGACCGCCGGCCTCATCTGTATTTCCCTCAATTGTGTAAATATCATTACGACTTTTGGCCGTCTCTACAATTCCAACGTGAGAAATTCTACCCATATTGGGCCAAATAAAGAAAACTACATCTCCAGGTAAAGGCGTACCAGTATGCCATGTACCAGCACTCTTAAACCCGCCAGCCATTGTTGGTGTATATGCCGACTCAGATGGAAGTCGAATACCACAACGACGAAACATAGCTACCACATATGTGGCGCACCAAGCATATCCATTAGCATGGCCGGCTTCAGATGCGAATTTAGTTTTATTTGATCCTCGAGGATTTTCAGCATAGCCTAACTCTGATCGAGCCTGATTTAAAACCTCATTCGCTGTCGCCATCTGGACTCCAGTCAGGATCCTGTGAGGTATCCTCTTCACCAGAATTGTCAGTCTCTTCGGGCTCTGGTTCTGGCTCTGTTTCTGTCTCTGGCTCTGTCTCTGGCTCTACAACTTCTGTTTGCTGGTCGGCACCGTCGTCATCGTCCAAGACCTCGCTAACATCCACACTCATAGCTCGTCTCCCTTCATGGTTTCTATTTGTTGGTCAAACTCGATAATCTTGTTAATGATGTCATTAATAATGTCGGGGTGTGGCTCTACGATTCGAATATCATCCCTTTGGTAGATTCTAAGTTCAATCTCTATATCATAGGGCGTGTAGCCATACTCAAGACAAAATAAAGCAGCGTAGACCTCAAGTTGTTTCATTGAGGTTACTGTGTAACCAGTTTTCAAATCATGAATTCTAAGTTTATTACGACGAAAACTAATAGCATCAGCCGTTCCGAAACAATTCTCAGAGTAATATAGAGGTTGTTCTGTATTCATCTTATAACTGATGGCATCATTGACATAAGTTGATAATGATTGATTAGCTCTCGACAATTTAACATTCAATCTAATAGCCTCATGGGCTAAATTATGCAAATCTGTACCTCGTCGTGAAGCGACTGCGGCAATATACCTTGCTTCCATCTTCTCGTCTGTGTATCCAAGCCAATGGTAATTACTAGGACTTAAGAATGCGTGTTTACCTTCTAGAGTGGAGTGCTGATTGAAGATCACCTAGCACCTCCGCCTCATTTTCAGGGTATATGAAAGAAGCATATGACATCTCATTAAGCATATCAACATAATATTGTTGATTTGGTTGTGCTCGAGCATTTCGTCCAACTTTAAACTCAAGCATAGCCCATCGATCATTGTAGAATATACTACGATCGGGAATGCCTTGAAGATGTCTGGTGTCATTCTTTAGAATAACACAGCCTGGGTAGAGCTGTCGAAGTCTTTGGACCACGTCAGTCTCATACCATCCTTCTCTCATGTTTCCTCCAAAAAAGAGATAAATAGTCACATTCTCTCATTATATAAGTTGTATGCGCTCCTTTATGTTGATATATATTAGTAGTCAATCGAATATCTACACCCTGTTGGAAACACAAGACTTCCCTCGTTATGCGACCTAAATACGTCTTGCATTAACACACCCTCACACATAGCCAGCTCTCTAACTGAGTAATATTCATCACCTGTATCTAAATTAACTACCTTTTTATCATTCGCCCATTGAGATTGCTGAAACTTCTTAAACTGACGAGTATATGTTTGTGCAAACCACATGGGACGCCACACCATATTACCAGGTGTAAGATTAGTTTGATCACCATCTAAAAGCACAACAGCATTAAATGGTACATAAGTATCTGTAGGATATGGTATGAACGCCCTAGCAACCAACTTTCGGATCGATTTTGTACCATACTCCCCATCTCGCCGCAAACGAACAATCAAATCGCCTCTTGTAGTACTCTGAGGACGCAAAATACGCCCCGTTTTGGTGTTGCACACCCTTCCCTCATCGCTGACTGAATATCTTGGAAATTCCTCAATTGTACGCCATGTTTCTTGCATGATTTTCCTCTCTTTTTAGCCCAAAATATATAACAACGGCAAAAGACATACCATGTCCAAGAACTCCCCAGGAAAGAGTATAGATTGTTATATATATATATAACAACATACACAAAATCCTAGAGACTTTTCAACCTATAAATGACATTTGACGCGAAATACAAAAGTGCTGGTCAGAGGCCCTTTTTTCGGCGTCAAAAATGTCAAATCTGAAAAAGTTTTTCAGGAGTTGAATTTTCACCTCGCTCAGAAACGAATTTTTGCTCATTAAATGACCGTTTTTCGCTCAACGCTTTTCGAATCGCTTCGTCGATGCCCGAAAACGACGCTAAAACGTAGTAATATAGGTTCGTGAACTTTGTGTTCAAACGATCGATTCTCCCTTGCGCTTGGATGAAATTTTTGTACGAATATGTCATGGAATACATGACCATGGCGTCCGTTTCAGTGCAATTCCACCCCTCAGCTCCTGCAACGTACTGAACAAGATATATCCAGGTGTCAGCGAACGGAATCGGCTCCTTTTTGTGCCCATTCCACTCGCCAACCCAGGTATCTTCGCTCAACGTACGTAGAATTTCGAGCTCATAGTTGAAATTATAGAAGATGACCAACTTAGGATGACACTTCAAAAGCTTCCTAATATACTCCAGACGACTAGGGTCACTGTTCACGACCTTTCTAACAGCCCTGAACATCTCTGACACGTCCTTAATGGGCTCCTGGGTATAGGGATTCCACCTATCCCTTACAACACGCTTATAGAGCTCCTGATCGTGCTCACAGTCGATGTAATTCACCATACGTTTTGTATGTGTGATGTATGGCATTTCAACCAAAACCTCGTTCCGAATGGCTTCTAAATGAGCCTCTCCACGATACCCTCTGACTTTTGGGAATTTGGTGTATGGTTCATAAATAACGTGACGTAGCTTAAAGTCTGTGGCATTCTTGTAGAATCCATTA